AGATCAACATATCAAATCTAAAAGCTCACTATGCCAAACAACTATTAACACTACGTATGAAAAAAAGTAGTGCTAAAGGTTTACAGGAAATTGATGTGTTATATGATGTGATTGTTGGAGTTACTGGAGTAACTAAAGAAGAGATCCTTGGTCAATCTAGGAAACGTGATATAATGATCAGCAGGCAGATCTTATGTCATATCTTAAGAGAGTCAGGTAAATCACTTAAAGCAGTGGCAAAGTTGGTAAGAGATTCACATCACAGTACTATTATGCACTCTGTAGAGAAAGTAGAGGACTGGATTACTAATCCAAGTTATTTTAAAAAAGAATATAGAATATATAATCTCATTAAAAATAATTTTGATGCTATAGAATTATAATTATATTTGCAAGTCTTCTAATTTTCATAGTTCTACTCAGATAGTGTATTAGGATCGGCCTGTTTTCTTAATACACGCTGAGTAGTTTAATTAAAACCAACATGAGCAACTTTAAAATAAGGGGTAAGAGAATCCTTCTCAGCAAACCCCACAAGGAAAAAAGCAGTATTGAACTTACTGCACCACAACAAGCGGAAATTGACGCTGAATTAATGAAAAAATGGACTACTCTTGAGGTATTTGCTATCGGTGAAGAAGTTACCGCTGTAAAACCTGGAGACAAAGTTTACATTCCTACATTTATCTTACAAAGTGCAGAAATCATTGAATTAGATGGTGATGGCATTAAGATTATGGTAGGAGAACAAGATGTTGCCATTATCTGGTAATAACAATAAAGAACTTGAACCCCTCTTGGGATAGTATCCCTTGACTGACCCTCCCCTAAAAAGGAGGGTTTCTTTATTAATCTATGTAATATCTACTTATTTTATAATAAGATAATCCAGTAGATTCAGATGCTTCTTTCAAGCTTTTGTAAGTAATATTATTAATTGATATTTGTCTAGCATTAGAATTATTTGAACCTGTTCTTTTTTCAGACATTTTTAATTTTGTTTCTTGAGAGTGCTTACTTCCTTTTCTATTAAAAGCTTTTTTATGTTCCTCAGACATATAATTTGATAATCCTTTATTCCATGCTTTATTTCCTAAGTTTTTTTCACTAATTATTTTTTTGATTTCGTTTGTATGAGTTTTTCCAAACATGGGATTTTTCTCTTTGGGATGACTTATTTTCTTTAAGTATTCTTGATATTCAGCAGTATCTTTTCTACCTATCCAAACATCTCCTCCAATTGATGTGTTTTTTAAGTTATAACTTAAAGAATCATTAGCAGCATCTGTTTCTATTAATATTGTTTCTTCATATTTTTTAAAATCAGGACCTTGGTATAAAATTTCTCTTATAAATAAATTTAAACCATACTTTTTTAAAGCTTTTTTAATAAGAACCCCACTTGCAATATATCCATCGTCTATATCACCAGCATGAGAACCTATATACCATTTATTATTTTGAGTATTTATCCATTTATAAACAAAACCAAGCTTATCTATTTCTATATTCATCATACTTTTTTAATATAAGTTCTACAATAGAATGTCTATGATTTTGTTTTAGAGTTACTTTAGATAATCCCTCAACAGTTATCTCTGTTATAAATTTTAAACCAGATTGTTTCTTTTTAGGTAAATCTACTTGTGCAAGATCTCCGCACAAGACCATTTTAGAATTCTGTCCTAAACGACCTAGTAAAGCTTCCATTTGAGTATGAGTTAAATTTTGAACCTCATCTGCTATTACAAAAGTATTAACAAAAGTAATACCTCTAATATAACTCATAGGAAAAATTTCTATATTGCCTTCAGAGATTTCTTTATCTATCTTCTCTTTACCGTAAAGAGCATAAAAGTTTTGATAGATGGGTTGAAGCCAAGGATCCATTTTTTGACTTATGTCTCCAGGAAGAAAACCTAAATCTTCTTCAGTTACTGTAGGTCTAGTTATTACTATTTTATCTACTTCTCTGTTAAAAAATAAATCTAAAGCAATTTGTGTAGCAGTAAGCGTTTTACCTGATCCTGCACTACCTAAAAGAATAGTAATAGGACTCTTTAAAATTATTCTCTTAGCTTCTTTTTGTTCTTCATTTAAATTAAGTTTAAAAGAGATAGGATTTTTAGGTTTTCTTTTTGCTTTGAAAACATCATCGTCATGTGAGTTTGCTATCATAATAGGTATTACTTACAAAATACACAAAAATCAGAAGTTTTTATGCATAAGGGATTCTTGGACTCCTGATTGTCCATGATATTTACTTCCTGTTTTTTTATCATAAGTCTCAAGAATTTTACCAGCAACACGCTGAAATTTAATCTGACAGATTTTCATATTAGGATAAATACGTAATGGTTTAACCACACGCATCTCTAATACTAATGAGCCTACAAATCCGGAATCAATAAATCCTGCACAGATATGTATATCTAATCCTAGTCTACCTAAACTAGACTTACCCATAACTGTAGCACAGATATCTTCCTTTACACCAATTGTTTCATTACAGGAGTAAAGATATAACTCACCCGGTTGAAGAACATAACCATCTTCAGGAATCTCAAATTCCTCTACAGGGTTAGGTTTTCTACAATCAAGTGTATCCCCAATGTATACTTTACATGTAGGGTTTAATGTTAAATCCACAGAGTTTGGATTTAAATACTCACGTTTAAAAGGAGAGATAATGATCATACCTCTCTCGTGTTCTAATAAGATTTCAGAGTCTGCTAATACCATAATGACAAAGATAAGAATTATTATCTACCTTGTCCACGATATTTTGATTCAGGAGTAGCTTTTGGTCCAACGGACTTATGTGCTTTACCCTTCTTTTTACTTTTACTAGGAGCTAAAGTTTTTGCTGAAACTGAACTACCTTTCTTTGGTTTTGCTGCTGGTGCCATATATATAATATACTGCATTTTTTAAAGAATGCTGCATAGTCTTATAGAAAAGCTTTTTGTTATGTGGTATTAGTCCTACTTCTAAGAACATAGCATTTAAATACATAGTCTTAGAATTTTCACCAGTGTAAGTTTTTCCATCAATAGTAACTTTAGTAACTATAATATATTTACGTTGTAAGAACTGCATACCTACAATATTTAATACTTGTTCAGGTATTGCAATTGATACAATTTCACCGGTAATAATACTACCTGAATCACAGAGAGAGTACTTATCGGCAATAAGTTCCTCTAAAGTTGCTTTAGCTCCAAACTCCACAGCTCTATCAGCTATGTATTTTATTGAAGATGAGTTAGTTACAGTGTCAACCTTGTAACATTGAGCGCTTAAATTGGCCATAATAGTAACGCCAAAGATTAGTATAAATAGTTTTTTCATGATTAATAAGTTACTGCTCCAGCATAACCAGGAGCTATTATATATAGATTTAAAGTTTGTCCGGTAGTTAAGGTACCTGTTGTGTACGTACTAACACCTGGATAAGTTATACGTACATTAGTGGTTGCTGCTTTGATAGCATTGTATTCTGTTAAAGTAAAGATACGTACATCAGGAGCTATTCTCCACTTAGAAAACCTTCCGGCTTTTCTTGCAGCTACATAATACTTATCTGCCACAGATATTATTTTGTCATCATTGACATCAAACATATGGAAAGATAAACCATTTCTATTAGTCTTATTTAAAACTACATTACTTACTGCTTGAATATCTGTATTAGTGTAGGCTTGAATTCTAGTAGGGGCATTTACTTCTATATAATATTCTTTAGAAGGATCATAAGCTTCTGATATAGAATAATATCCTGCTGAGTTAGTATAGATTGTTTTGTAGAGAGCCCAAGAAGAAGTTGTAACTAAATACTCAAACTCTAGTACGTAAGCTAGATTATTATTATTGTTTAGGTCATTCCATCTACCATTAGATACAAACTGTACATAGTCTTCATTACCTGAGTTGTTAGGTTCCCCAGAGTTCCAGTTCTTATAAGAATAAGTCTCTCCTGTCACCCATCTCCAAGTTCCTTCTGTTACCTCATCAGTTAAACCAATCCAACCAGAAGGCCATAAAGCGTATAGGAAATTTTGTTCACCTGAACTTGTAATGGTTACTAAGTGACCACCCATATTAGAACAGTTAGTTCTAGCTGTAGTCCAAGTAGCACTACCTGTAGAACGGTAATAAGAGTGTCCTCCATAGTTCTGTTGATTAGTGAATCCTGTAATGGTTTGGTTTGTTCTTCTGTAGAGCTTTATAGCAACGTTAGAAGCACCGGAACCATTTGCATTATACATGTATCCAGAATAAGTAAACTGTGCACTTAGACTATTAGTAATAAATAATATAAGGATAAGCCATCTCATAGTAATAACTTAGCTCCCATCAATATTTGGAAGTTTAATATATCCTGATTAGCAACATAAGTACCACCACCTGTAATTCCTATACCAAATGTCTTTGTCATTTTGTATGTAAAGTTAAAGAAAGGAATTATAATTGGTTTAGCTTTGAATAAAGATTCTGTATAATATTTAGAATAGGGAGAATAAATACCAGCTGCAATTATTGTAGCATCTATATGCTTAGTGAGTTTTCCCTTATACATAAAACCACCTATAGCAATTGTAGAGATCATAGTCTCTCCATATAGTTTACCATAAGTACCGGCACCCCCATAAAGTGCTGTAAAATTTTTAACTGAGTTTACTCTAACAAATAAAGCTGTGTTAGAGATTGCATTAGGCATCAGACTAAGACCATCTGATATAACATTAATATGCTTCACTCCTTTTGAGTTAGTACCAATCCATGACTTTACACAAGATACATTTCCTATCTTAGCATTAATCATATAATCTGCTGAAAAACCAATAGATGCGGTACCATCACCCTTTACCCTTGTAAAAGATGCAGTACCTCTAGCATCTTGAGAACCATCTGCTTTTGTTTGAATACCAACTATATCCCCTGTAACCAGGATAGCGGGTTTGGCAACCTCAGCTTTTGCTTTGCCGGCTGCCTTTGCAGTACTAGAAGACTGAGTCTTTTGTGTCTCAGTCTTGGTCTCCTCTACTTGTTTGTCTGAGGGTTTTTCGGTTTGTACTTCCGTTTTTTCTTCGGTTTTACTACCGGAGGAACCACTACTTCCTGAGCCACTACTACCACTGGAGCTTCCACTGCTATTGCTTCCTGAACTACTTCCGGAACTTGAGCCACTGGAGCTTCCGCCATCACTTCCTGGGCTGCTCGGATTATTTTCTGAGCTTCCTGTTCCCTGAGTTGGTTCTCCTCCTTCCGGAGTTTTAGAATCTGGATTACTATTATTGCTACTAGTGCTACCAGGCCGATTACTACTACTTGATCCATTATTTTCTTTATTAGTTGTTCCTACATTAGTACCTGACGAAGTGCTAGATCCAACATTTACTCCAACACTACTTATACTACCAACGTTTGAGATGGCCCCTAAATTCATAACACTACTTATGATATTTAGAGTTGTATTTGTAGTAGTTGTCGTAGTAGTAGTTGTAACTATACCTTGACAGGGTGATGTACTTTTGTATTTCAAATATACACTATTTATCCAATTATCAAAAGTTCCATCTTGTAATTCTGTATATGAAAATGTTTTGACTTGACCATAGTAAGCAATTACTATAGGACTAGACATATTTGCGTTAATAAATTTTAACTCTTGCGTGCAAGGGTCTTGGTATTGGTATATAAACTGTTGTGCTGCAAGAGATTTGCAAACTAAAAAAATTAAAATAAAAATAACTTTTAATGTTTTTGTCCAAGTTTCCATCCCTCTTTTAAATATTTTTCTATTTCTTCAGGTATGACTTTCTTTTTAATACCATCTTTACTTATATACTTTCTACCTAAACATACTGTTCTATTCCTAGTAGCATGTTCTATAGACACAGATTTTCCTTTTAATTTATTTTTTATTTTATCTTTTACTTCTTCTGATCTTTTTTTCCCATATATTGGATTATTGGAACCTTCCATCTTTTTTTTTAATTCTTCTTTTCTAGCTTTAACTTCTGTTTCAGAATACCAATTTTCATACTTCTTACCTTTTCTACCACTAGTTCTACCTTTACAAGACATAGATATTTTTTTCTTAGTCTCTTCTGTACGAGTAGAAGTATTTCCATCTCCACCTAAAGTTAAATTTACTAATATTCCTCCATCTATCTTTCTTTTATATTGATTGATTAATTCTATTTCTTTCTTACATGCTTCTTCCCAAGTTAAATCCATATACAATATTTTTACTTGATATTCAGTTTTACTAACAATATGATTCCAATATCTATTCCTAGCATGTTTAGAATATGCTCTTCTTTCTGTTTTACCTATACCTATGTAAAACAATTCTTCTGTATCAAGTCTAGTATGTGAGTATACAATTGCCATAAATTTTTAACAGATAAAGCTCTGACCTTTTATGGACAGAGCTAGTATGCACAAAGCTAATAAAAATATTTTAATTTTTAAACACACTTGCTTTAATGAGATTTTGAATCACATTAGTACAAGCAGTTTCAAGAGACTTACGGGTAGCTTTTCCAACAGTACTCTGGGAAAATTTCATGTCATCTAAAGATTTTAAGAAGGATTCACCGGTCTTGGTTGACTCACCCTCACCAGAACCAATATAAATTTGGCCTGTTTTAGCGTCAACAAACCTAACTTGTAGACGTATGAAAGTAGTGACAACAACTTTTGCTTTAGCACCAGCAACTTGCTCGTCTTCATCAACAGCAAAATCAGCCACAGTAACATAAACAAAGTAGTGAGCAGGTTTAATCTTACCTTTTCCATCAATGGGTTCATCAAATACACCTTTTTTAGAGGCTTTAAATTGAGTAACCATTCTCTCTTTAATCTCTGATTTTTCCTCCGTGAATATAAATCTATTAGTTTCATCTAAATAATCCAGTACTGATTCAGCAAATCCAAGACCTACGTTCTTCTCCTGTAAAGCAGGATACAAACTTAAGACTTTTGTCATGTCTACACTAACTACTTGCACTGTCTTTTTAATAGAATCAGTGTAGCCGGAAACTGTGGAGATATCTTTTACCTCTACCGGTTCAGCATCTGTAGTAGTTTTCATACTACCACATGCAAATAATATTGTTGTCAATAAGAGACTACCAAGGATCTTCTTCATCTACTTTAGGTTTAGTTGCTGGAGCAGGAGCAGGTGCGGGAGCAGCCTTTTCTTTGATGATAATGGTTTTACCCCCACCACCAGTGTTTGCTTGTTGCTTTTGTTCGTTGTTCGTAGTAATGTTAATCACAGGTGCAGGGGCTGCTACAGCAGTTGGAGTTTCTGGCTTTTCATCTTCACCACCACCTAAGTGAGTAGCAAACCAAGCACCACCGGCTGTAACAGCAGTGGTGATTGCTCCAATAATGGTTTTTTTGATAGCGGACATACCGCTCTCTTCTTTTTCTTCTGACATGATATTATATATTAGTTTTCTTCTTGTTTACTATATTTAGCAGCTATAATTTCTGGAGTATCGTCTTCCTCATCGGTTTTTTTAATTAGCATCTTGTCACGGTCTTCAGAGTTAAACCAATAATCAATAACTTTATTTAAGTTACCAACGAAGGCACCCAATAGAATAAGTAACATTTCTTTCCAGTCATCCTCTATTTTTACTCCAACAAATACTGCTGAATTGATTCCTACTATGATTAAAGTAAATAACCCTAAAATTACTAACGTGATTCTCCACCTATTACTCTGCATTTCCTGCAGCATGTTATAGAATCTATTAGTATCAGGTTTTGTTGTTTCTATATTGCTCATTTGTTTACAATTATTTTAGAGTGTAATGATTCTGTTTCAGTAGTTACAGAAAGAATATAAATACCATCTGATAGACAATCTAGGTTTGCACTATACTTGTACTTGCCAGCTGGCATACGTTCTTTTAAAATAGTCTGTACACGTCTTCCTACTTCATCAGAGATAGACATATCTACATCAGATGCTTCTTTAATCTTAAACTGTATTTGTATATCTCCTTCTGTAGGATTAGGGAATACTATAATGGAGTTTAAGTCATTAAGAGAGATAGTTCCTTTGTTAATTCTACGTACCTCTACAATACCCATAGCCGGAATAATGTTCATATCTTTAGAGTTAGCGTCTCCTACATACTTAGCACCTGTCCAGAGAGCTGCAGTAGCCCAACTATCTTGTGGTTTTTTAGCAATAAACTGAAGTGTAAAAGCTTGCTCTCCATCATTAAGCATATTCTCATTAGTTAAATCAGCACCTCCCCAAGATACTAAACCATTAGAAGGATTAAAGAATGAAGTCCAGTTCATTACTTTATCAGTGTTTTGTACTGCTTTAAATTCTAAGTAAGCAGTATCATACTTAAGATCTAATTGTAATGCACCTAACTTTTTACCATTAGTTAAAACTTTAACCGGTACATTAACTAGGTTACCTTCTTCTACAGTTACTTTAGGCATATTTACCTCAATAGTTTCTGCAGGGAAATCATAACTTACAGTCTCATCAATGATGTAACGTTTAGCGTTAGCTGGATTAGTAATTTTAATAGGAGTTAAACGGGCCATTTTAAAGCCTGTAGAGTTTGCATCTCCTTTAACAGCCACGTAGTAAGTGATAGAATCATTACCATCTACACTGTAAGTAAAGTTATTTATAGTAGAGTAAGTAGAAGTCAAGTTAGAAGTAGCTCCATTAATTGCATTGTACTCAGCAACTGTAAAGAACATTACATCTTTCTTAGAGTTAGGCCAAGCAGAGAATCTACCGGCTAATCTACCATATACAGAATATACATCAGCAATAGAAATATCACCGGCAGTTCCGTTTACATCCATTGTGTAGTAATCAAATCCGGTAGGAGTATATTGACCTAAGATAGATTGGTTAATCTTTTGTGCATCTGCAGTAGAGAATACATTACCTGGGATCATTGTGTCTCCCTTAACTACAATACGTACATCCCAATAAGTGGTATCTAAGAATTTCTTAAATACAGTAACACCCAATGAGTTAGTCTTTTGTGAAGCAATCTGAGACCAAGTAGAAGAACCTTTAGCTCTTTTCTCTAAACTAACTGTTAAATTCTTAGCATCTGTACCGGTAATGTTTTTAAACTTAGTAGCAAAGCGCAATACTTTCTGATTGAAGCGTCCACCATAAGAGTAAACTACCAAGGTAGTATCATTACCCCAGTTAGTGGCAGCTCTGTTAGAAAATGATTTAACACCAGCAACTTTCAAAGTCTTAATAGAATCTAAGTTGTTCCAAACTGTTT